GCTCCAATCTTTCAATCACATCCTGACTCACTTGCCGCCCCCCAGTAGCGCGTCTGTGATCACCGGGGCCACCTCGACCCACTCGGACGGCACGGGTGCGCCCGTGTCCACGTTGCGGCGCTCCCAGTAGCCGACGATGCGCCCGTCGCTTAACGTGTGAAACCAGCTCACACGACCCTCGCTCGACTCGTGGCGCGTGGTGATCACCACGTACGGCACTTGCGGATACTTGGTCGGCTCACTCATCGGTCGGTGTCCTCGTCATAGTCGTAGTCGGTGGCGGCGGCGTCTAACAGCTCAATCTCTGCCGCCGTGAATGGAATCGTGCGGTACCCGTCGTGGCAATCGGGGCATTGCCAGTCCGTCTCGCTGGCCTCGTCAATCTCAGCGGGCGCCCAATAGCTACAGGGCGCACCCCAGATGTAGCGCACGGCCCGCGCCACCTCGATCTCGGCCCCCGCGTCGGCCATCGCCTGACAGCGGGGACACGGGGCAGACTGGGAGTAGCGCCTCACGGGGTGGCCTCGGCGGTCGCGATGGCGATCTCACCGAGCCACGCCCACTTCGCCGCCAGCTTCTCAGCCAAGTCGCGCCGCCCACAGAACCCGATGACGCCCCACGCCGTGCCGTTTGCGAGGAGATCGTCGCGGCGGGCGCGATGGCACTCGACCATCGACGCGGCGTGGGCGCGAGTGTCGCCCTCTGCAATGTTACGCTCCCAGCGGGCGAGGTCTGACTCCGCAGTCCGCAACTCGCGCTCGACCGAGCACTTGACCCACACCGCGTGGGTGTAGCTCCGCGCCGTCTTGCGGGTCTGGGTGTTGCCTTCGTGCTTCGTGGTGTAGGTCGTCTTGGCGGTCATCGTCATTCTCCGGTCGGTAGTGTCGGCGCTCCATTGCCCCGACGCCTCAAGTATCGCACATCGCAGAGAGCTTGTCAAGGGGGGGTGGACAACCCTACTAGGCCGAGTAGAAATGGGGGTGTGTCTAACTGACACAGGCGGCGCCAACGCATTGCGGCGTGTCGTTTTAACACATTGCGGACGGCCCGTTGATGCCGTATGCTTGGGGTGCGCCGTCACTCGCACGAGTGCGCGGCGTGGGGCGATCCCTCAGGCGCGGCTCCGCGACGTTAGACGGCGGGCTGTCTGGGATTCCTCTCTGGCCCCTCTGCGCTTTTGACAAGCGTGGGGGGGTTGGGGGGGCTTTCCTAGACGCTCCACCACGCCGTTAGCTAACCGAGCAGGGCGCGACCAACTCGGGACTGACCACGGATACCGCTAGTGGGTGTCGCTACAGGTCGGTAAAAAAAAGGGAGTTACTGCACCTGTCCGTGCGTGACCCTTGCGCCACCCGCCTGACCGCCCCATATTGCATCCGACGCCTCCCATCGGGTAACCGGTCGGCACGTCAGGGCACTGGGATGGGGAGGACAACCCGCAAGGGCTACCAGATGCCACCCGCGCCAACGCTCAGGGAGCGTAGGCCACACCGTCGACGGCTTGGAGCTGATGACGCCGAAAGGACCACCGTTCGCGGTTCGCCACGTTCCTATCGGGGACGTTAAAAAGAACCCCGACAATCCGCGCTCTATTAGCGTGGATCAGTTTAGGCGCCTTGTGGCATCCGTGCGTGAGTTCCCGCAGATGCTCGACATTCGGCCCTTGGTTGTGGACGCCGAAATGGTCGTCCTTGGCGGCAATATGCGCCTTGAGGCGTGCCGTGAAGCGGGCCTGACCGCCGTTCCTATTGTCATTGCAGACACCCTGACGCCCGACCAACGGCGTGAGTTCGTAATTAAGGACAACGCCAGCTTCGGCGCGTGGGATTGGGACGCCTTGGCGAACGAGTGGTCCGACCTCCCGCTGGCTGATTGGGGAGTCGATGTGCCCGCCTTTGAGCCGCCGCCCGTCGAAGGGCTGACCGATCTCGACGAGGTGCCTGACGCGCCAAAGGAGCCGCGCACCAAGCTTGGGGACATCTACGCGCTTGGAGAACACCGCCTCGTGTGTGGCGACAGTACTGATGAAGGCGTCCTGTCGCGAGTGACACAGGGTCGCGGCGTTGGGGCTGTCGTATTCGACCCTCCGTTCGAGAGAAGCGATCTCGTCACCCATCGTTATCCAGTCGTGTCGCACGCGAAAAACTGTTTTGTGTTCGGGGACTGCATCAATGATACCTCTCGCCGCGTGTCCGTCGAATACGAGTGGAGGTTCCAGTTCGCGTGGGACGGCGTGACAAGATGGGTCGTGCCCGGTCGTCCGTTGCTGGCTCATAAAACGTGCGACTGGTTCTCCGCGTCCCCTGCCTATAACCACGAGATGGTCAAGGACCCCAGAGACCCGCGGACAAAAGCGGAGAGAGGCAAAAACAAACGTGGCAGCTATGAGCTGGCCCCTGATCCAGAGGGGAAGTGCCTTTCATCGGTGTTCCGATCCCCGGTCACAGCAGAATCGCACGGCGCAGAACATAGCAAACCCGTGTTGTGGCTCCAAATGATCCTCGGGAACTGCTCGACGGGTCTGATTGTAGACTTGTTCGCGGGTTCTGGAACGTCACTAATCGCCGCAGTTCTGCTCCGCAGAGATTGGTGTGGAGCAGAGCTTAACCCTGCGTACTGCGATGTAATCGTAGACAGGTGGCAGGCGTTTACGGGCAAAAAGGCCGAACTGGTAACAGAGGGCGAACAATGAAAAAGCGCGGCACAATCGCCAACCTTAAACCGTTCGAAAAGGGGCGCTCCGGCAACCCCAAGGGCCGCCCCAAGTTACCCGACCTCAAGGCCGCCATCGCCAAGGTCCTAGCCGACGAGAAGGACGGCGTAAACGCCCTCGACGCCGTGCTAATGGCCTTGCGCCAGAAGGCCGTCCGTGGCGACATTCGCGCCGCCGAAGTGCTGATGGATCGCGGATACGGCAAGTCGCGCCAAACCGCCGACATTAACGTGGCGGCAACCAACCTTGAAGAACTGACTGACGACCAGCTTCTCGCCATCGTGCGCGGCAAGGCGCTCGACTAATGTTGGCCGCTTACCCGCCGTCGCTACGGGCCGAAGCCCTGCTGACCCTTCGCGCTCGGCAAAGCGCCCCAGAGCGGCGCGTACCCGCCGCGTTCGCTGATTGGCTGGCGGTGGCCCGCCCTGAACACCGATGGGACTACCGCCACCTGACGGCGATGCAGTCGATCCTAGACCGCGTGACGGCTGGCAATCTACGGCGCTGCTACTTTAGCGTACCCATCCGGCACGGCAAGTCGGAGCATAACACCATCGGCTACGCGGTATATCGGCTAGAGCGCGACCCCAAGACCCGCATCATCGTCGCCAGCTACAACCAGCGCCAAGCCGACAAGTTCAGCCGCGAGATTCGCCGCTTGGCCCGTAGCCGTGGGGTGGCGATGTCCACCGAGCGGGACGCCGCTGGCGAGTGGGAAACGGCGGCGGGCGGCGGCGTCCGTGCCGTCGGCGCTGGCGCTGGCCTCGCGTCCGTCAACGCCGACCTTATCCTCATCGACGACCCCATCGGGTCACGCGAGGACGCCGAGTCTCCCGCGCACCGGGACCGCGTGTGGGATTGGCTTACGTCCGACGTACTGGCCCGCGCCGAGCCGCAGACCGCCGTCCTGATGACGATGAGCCGTTGGCACCAAGACGACCCCGCCGGGCGCTTGCTTGACCAACAGGGCGGCAACTGGCACGTCTTGGACCTCCCCGCCCGTGCCGAGCCGAACGATCCGCTAGGCCGCGCCGAGGGCGAACCGCTGTGGCCCGAACTTCGCGGCGAAGAATGGCTCACCGAGAAAATGGTCGAGCTGTTGCCCTACGGCTTCGCGTCTTTGCTCCAAGGCCGTCCGCGTCCCCGTGAGGGCGGGATGTTCCGCTGGGAGTGGTGGCGCGACATTGACGCCCTGCCCGCTGGCGCGTCGATTGTCCGGTATTGGGATATGGCGGGCACCCGCCAGAAGTCGAAGGGCCACGACCCCGACTATACCGCAGGCGTCGCCGCTTGTCGCACGACCGACGGGCGCACCATCGTCACGCACGTTGACCGATTCCGCGTCGAGGTCGCGGCCCGTGACGCGGCCATTGTTGCCCGTGCCCGTGCCGACCTTGCCCGCTACGGCTACGGGCGCGTGACGTACTGGATTGAGTCACAGGCGGGCATTAGCGGCGAGGACGCCACCGCCGCCCTGTTGCGCCAAGTGCAAGCCGTCGGGGTGACGGCGTTCAGCGAACGGCCCACCGGAAGCAAGGCAGAACGCGCTCGGCCCGTGGCCAGTGCGGCACTCGCCGGAAACGTCTATCTTTCTACAGACGAACACGACGGGCCGTGGCGCGATGCGCTGAAGGCCGAAGCCGCCGACTTCCCGAACGGCAACCACGACGACCAAATCGACGCGCTCTCTGGCGCGTTTGCGAAGCTGTCCACGCCAGCGCCCACCGTAGGATTCTCCCGTCCCCGCATATGAGCGACACCCCAACGACCCGCCGCGCTGAGGCGCAAGACGCCCTCCCTGACCTCGACCTGATCCGTGACTTGACGGAAGGGACGCGGGCGATGCACCGACAGGCGGGCCGCTATATCCGCAAGTGGAGCGCCGAGGACCCGAACGTGTGGGCCGTCCGCGCCGTGTCCGAACAGCTTTACGAGGGCTTCAGCCGCGTACTTGATGCGTCGGTCGGAATGGTGTTCGCCAAGCCCCCCGCGATGCATTACGACGACAACGCCGCGACAGAGGCCGTGTTCACGCCGCTCGTGCATAACATCGACGCGGCGGGCACCCATATGAACGTGTTCGCCAAGACGTTCTCATCCTTGGCAATGCGGGACGGATACGCGGTGCTATTGGTAGACCATCCCTCAACGCCGCCGAACGCGACCCTCGCCGACGAACAGGCGCTGCGGCTGGCCCCGCGTTGGTCAACCTACGAGCGCCGGTCGGTCTATTCGTGGCGCGTGGATAGCATCAACAACCGCGAAACGGTCACGCAGTTGGTCCTGCACGAACCCGCGACCGTGCCCGACGGCCAGTTTGGGGTCCGGATGGTGGACCGCTACCGTGTGCTCCGATTGGTGGACGGCGTGGCGATGTACGCGGTCGTGAGCGACGAAGGGGCCAAGGGGCTTACCGTCATTGACTCCGGCACGTTCAGCGATCGCGCAGGCGTCCCGTTCGATGTGTTGCCGATCGCCGTGGCCTACACGGGCCGCAAAGAAGCCCCGTTCGTGTGCCGCCCACCGCTGATGGGCGTTGCGTTCTCGAACCTCGGGCATTACCAGCTCTCGACCGCGCTCCGATTCTATCGTGAGCTGTGCGCCTACCCGCAGCCCGTCGTCACGGGCCAGCTCCAGCCCGTCAACACAGGCACGGGCCTTGAAGCGGGATCGTTGGCGCTCGGCCCGTTGGTGGCCGTGCATCTCCAAGAGGGCGGCACGTTCGCGTGGAATGAGCTGCAGGGGACCGCGCTCAACCAGTTGGCGGCGGGCGTTGTCGAGAAGCTTGAAGCGATGGCCGCGCTTGGCCTGTCGTTCTTGGCCCGCGCCAAGCGCACCACCGAAACCGCCGAGGCCCGCCGCCTTGACGCGACCGCTGAGAACTCAACGCTGGCGACCGCCGCGCAGGGGATTGAGGACGCCCTCAACGTGGCTCTGTCGCTGACGGCGCGGTATCTGGGCATCCCTGATCAGGACGCGCCCACGGTTGCCCTGTCGCGTGACTATGACAGCACCACCATCGGCGCACAGGAGATGACCGCCGTCGCCGCCCTCGCCAATGCGGGGTTCCCGAAGGTCACACTCCTCAAGGTGCTGAAGGC